TTGAAAAATCAAAATATATATTGAAGGGATTATTAGATACAGACGGCTGTATTAAAAATGAATTAGTGTTAGATAGTACATCTTACAATTTAATTGAATGTACAAGATTTTTGGCTATGAAAATGGGAGTATTAACAAGCGGATATATTAGAAATAGAATAGGTGAATCACATGAAACTGTCCGTGGTATAATTGAAAACAAAAAAATTAGTTATGTTTTACGTATTCCAAAAACAGTGGAAATTTGTGATTTGATGGACATTCCATATGACGATAAACAATTTTTCAAATTTTTGAGATATAATGATGTATTACTAAGTCGCGTTCAAAAAATAACAACACATTCCTATAATGGAATTTTATATGACTTACAAATGAAAAATGAACATAATTATCTACTGCATAATGGCATTGTCCATAATGGGGGTGGCAAACGTAATGGCTCATTCGCAATCTATTTAGAACCTTGGCATGCAGACATTGAAATGTTTTTACAAATGAGGAAGAACCACGGCGATGAAGAATTAAAAGCCCGTGATTTATTCTATGCATTATGGATACCAGATTTGTTCATGGAAAGGGTCAAAACCGATGGTACATGGACTCTTATGTGTCCCGATGAATGTCCTGGTTTATCAGATGTATATGGCGAAGAATTCAATACATTGTATAAAAAATACGAAGAAAGTGGTAAAACCAGAAAAACTGTCAAGGCACGTGAGTTATGGTTTCAAATATTAGACGCCCAGATGGAAACCGGCACTCCATATTTATTATATAAAGATGCCTGCAACAAAAAATCAAACCAAAAAAATATTGGCACCATTAAGTCGAGCAACCTTTGTGTTGCACCAGAAACAACAATTTTAACCGACAAAGGACATCTTGAAATTAAAAGTTTAGAAGGACAATTTGTAAATGTATGGAATGGAGAAGAATTTAGCAATGTACAAGTATTTAAAACAGGTGAAAATCAAGAATTAATCGATGTATATACAAGCGATGGATGCAAGGTTACTTGCACTAAATATCATAAATTTTTTATACAAAACAGTTATTCCAAAAAATCAATTACAACTGTCGAGGCAAAAGACCTTAAACCTAATGACAAAATTATGAAATGTGAATATCCTGTTATTGACGGAAAACAAAAAATGTTATATCCATATACCCATGGGTTTTTCTGTGGAGATGGAACATATGGAAACAAAAATGAAGAAACAAGTCGTTGTAAATTCAAATGTTTGGATGGTCATTATTATTGTAAAAGACATATAGATTACGAAACTGAACATAGTATTGATAAATTACAAAATGATGAAAATATTGATAAAAATAGGTGCAATGGAATATCATATGAAAAAAAACCACTAATTTATTTGTATGATGAAAAAAAGAAATTATTGGAACATATGGAGTATAGAGGTACATTTGAAAATCAAAACAAAACTGTATTACAATTACCTCTTGATATAAAAGAAAAATTCTTTGTTCCAATGAACAATACGCTAAAAGATAAAATGGAATGGTTTTCAGGATATTGCGATGCAGATGGTTGTATTTTGAATAATCAAAACAATCAACAACTACAAATTTCATCTATTAGTAAGGATTTTTTAACGAATACAAAACTTATGTTACAAACTTGCGGTATAAATCCTAAAATTAGACAGATGAGAGACCATGCAACAAGTTATTTACCTGATGGAAAAGGTGGTAGTAAATATTTTGATACAAAACCATTATTCAGATTATTGATAACATCATGTGATTTAATCAAATTAGTAAATATTGGTTTTAAGCCAAAACGACTTGTAATATACGACTTAAATTTACCAAATCGTTCAGCAAATCAATTTATAAAAATTGAAAAAATAGTGGATGAAGGAAGAAGAGATGATACATATTGTTTTACAGAACCATTGCGTCACGCAGGTATTTTCAATGGAATATTAACATCGCAATGTACAGAAATTCTCGAATATTCAGACGATAAAGAAACCGCAGTTTGTAATTTGGCCAGTATCGCTCTCCCTGCTTTTATCGATAAAACCGTAAATCCACCAGTATTCAATTACGAAAAATTACACGAAATATCGAAAATTGTTACCTATAATTTGAACCGAATTATTGACGTCAATTTCTACCCAACCCCAAAAACCGAATTAAGTAATAAACGCCATAGACCAATTGGTATTGGAATCCAAGGTTTAGCCGACGTCTTCATGCAAATGAATTTGCCATTTGCATGCGATGAAGCTAAAAAAATGAATAAACAAATATTTGAAACGATTTATCATGCAGCATTAGAGCGTTCATGTGAAATAGCCAAAGTAGAAGGTCCATATGAGACATTCGAAGGGTCACCTGCACATAAAGGCGAATTACAATTCGATATGTGGGGAGTAGAGCCATGTACCCAACGATATGATTGGGCGCAGCTAAAAGAAGATATTAAAACTAATGGATTGCGTAATTCTCTATTACTCGCACCAATGCCTACTGCATCAACATCTCAAATTCTGGGATATAATGAATGTATCGAACCAATTACAAGTAATATTTATAGTAGAAGAACCATTGCAGGTGAATTCATATTGGCAAACAAATATTTGATGAATGATTTGATTGCATTGGATTTATGGAATGAAAAGATGAAAAACAATATTATAGCCAACCATGGTTCAATTCAACATATCGAATTTATACCACAAGAAATACGCGAGAAATATAAAACCGTTTGGGAAATACCAATGCGTAATTTGATTGATATGGCCGCGGACCGGGGCGCGTATATTTGCCAAAGTCAAAGTTTGAATTTATGGTTAGAAGACCCAAATTATTCCAATTTGACATCGATGCATTTTTATTCTTGGTCCAAAGGATTAAAAACCGGTATTTACTATTTGAGACGTAGAGGCCGTCATCAAGCACAGCAATTCACAATTGAACCGGAGAAAAGCAATGCGACAAGGGAAGAAGAAGAAATTTGCGAAATGTGTTCAGCCTAAAAATGCAACAAAATGTAAAATTACAAATATACATGTTTTGTAATTTTATATCTTTTCAAAACTCTTAATTAAATGCGATTCCGCGACTTCTGGGTCTATCTTCAATTGCACGTAATGGTCTACGCTTTATATCTAAAATTAGTTTACAGCCATAAAATGATATTCCTAATATTTGAAAGCCTAATGCAGTACCACTTGCAATAATTTTAAAGAATTGGTTTATAGCACTTTCAGTTTTTTTGCTTAAATCACCAAGCTCACTTGTAACATCGGTTATTAAATCATTATATGCATTGTATTTTGTTCGAATCATACGAACATATTCATTAATTTTTTTTCTAATAGAGATTATAATGTCTAATAATGGTAAATGACTATAAGATGACCAAAATACTTCTTTTACTGCACCTGCAATTATACTAATCGTTCCAATATAACTGGTGTCCTTGATTACGATTCCAGACATTTTTTTAAAGTTTTTTCGTCGTTCATCTTCTTGTATCTTATATTGTACAAAATAATCATCATTCAATAGTTCTCTTGCTAAATCATCGTTTTCAGGTTCTTCTAATTCATTAAAATAGTCTAACAATTCTTTGTATGTTTTTTTTGTTTGGGCTTTTTTGAGAATTTCGTTCAAACCATCATTTAAATCTTTTATTATAACATCTTTTGTATTACTATCAAGTAGTTCTATGTATGGTATAACTTCTTTAAAATTTTCCAAAGGATTTTCTGTATTTGTAAATAAATCCATAGGCATAGTTGAACCATAATTTGTTTGTATAATAGGATAGTTTTTTTCTTCTTCAATTTCTTCTTCTATAATTTTTGTTTTTTCGTCAAGGTTTACATAGTCTGTCCATTGAGCGGTTTTTCCAACTTCCATTGCAATTACAGGGTCTTCTAAGCATTTATATACTGCATTGAGATGACTGAAATCATCATAAACTTTATTACCTAATCCTAAAAATGCCATATCAACAAGTTTTTGAGCATTTGATTCAGGATTAACGTCATAATATTGTATGCATTTTTTCAATACATCACTATTCTCTGAAATATCTTTCATTTTATGGATTAAAGTAACTGTTTTTCCTTCTTTCATTTCATGAACTAAATTTCGTGTAGAAAAATAAAAATGATTACATTGTAATAGAAAATAAATCAAATTGGAAATGAATATAAGAGAAATTATTATTTTTCCCCATTCATTACCTCCTTTCATAATTTCATTTTTTGGAATATAACCAACTAAAAGCGTATTTAGTATATTACGAATCATATTTCCATCAATATTTTCATCATTTAACAATGTAACAATTAATCCAATGAGAACATCATTTTTATATGCACATGCACATATTATAGATGTAAAATATAAATCAATTGGATTAATATCTTTATAATATTTACCAACTGCATTTTCAGTATTTTCGAAAAATAAATTTGGGTTATTTGAAATTTCATTTACTAATTTCATATTTCTAGCTTTAAATTCGGCAAAAATACAACAAGTCATCTCAACAAACGGATATTTAGAAAGTAATTTATCATTTTTATTTTTTTCTAAAAATGATTTCATCAATTTGCGCTGAGTAGAATTTTTAAATAAATCTGATAAATCAGAATAATACGACATACCGATAGTATTAACTTGTTCTAAATCTATTTCTTTTGGAGTATTTCTGGAATTTTTTCTGGAATGCATGGAACTTTTAGGAGTATTTCTGGAATGCCTGGAATTTTTAGGAGTATTTCTGGAACTTTTAGGAGTATTTCTGGAATTTTTTCTGGAACTTTTAGGAGTATTTCTAGAATTTTTTCTGGAACGACGCTTTAATAGTGAATTCATATATTATATTCAAACATTTTTTTACAATAAAAATATGCAAACTATGTGCATATTTTTATTTTTATTTGAGTATTTTACATTTTCATATATTTTTCTACCCAAAATGCAAACTTACTATTATGAATATCCAATCCATGTCGCATTTTCAAATAACATCGTAAACAAACCAATGTATCCATCATTGAATTATGCAAATTTCGAGGAATTTGGCTAAATAAATGTTCGTATGTTTCTGACAATTTAGGGAATTTTTTATATGAATATGTATGCCCTTTTTTATCAATATTTGTCACTAATATACCGCAACTATGAATACTACTCATCATTGTGCAAAATTTTTCCATACCAAATTTATCAAATTCACTTTTAAACAATTTCAATATTTCTGGATTTCGTTGTAATAAAGCTTCACGGTTCCTTTCCAATTCAATTTGTATCATTCCGCTGTCAAAATCTAAGTTATGCGCTACAATACAATCACACTCTTTATATGCATAGTAGAACTGTTCCAATGCTTCTATTATTGGTATACCTTTATCACATATTTCTCGCGTAATATCGGTTAGTTCTGTTATTTTAGGTGAAATCGCAATATCCTGAGATATGTTAATGTATGCATTGTATCCGTCTTCAATTACATGGTCATACATATTGTATATTACATAACTCAATTGAATTATATGTGGACATTGTTCGATTGGAGGTGGTAATTTTGTTACAGGGTTGACTTTTGGAATTAGACCAGTGGTTTCAACGTCAAATATCAAGACTTTGCGATAACTGTGATAATTGGATGTGAACATTTCTATTGATTTTGATTGTGTTGTTATTTGCATTTTATTGAAAACTAAAAAAGAGTTTCAATTTTATGGTTTTTACTGGATTTTTACCTCTATACTAATGAAAAAATTGAAATTTTTTTATTCTACATAAAAATATTATACTGTATTATGAAAGCTACGTCAAATAGCTATAACGAATATGATGAAATTGTACCGTATTTGTTTATTGGAAATTTTCATGCATTGAAATACGCAAGTAAATTTGATTTTATTATCAATTGTAGTAACGATATTCCATTTCCGAAAAGTTGTTCAAATTGTTTGCGGATTTCAATCAATGATGACCCGATGGACTGCGATAAAATGTTGATTATTATGAAACGACTTGATGTTCTGGAAAAAATGCGAAATTTTGTTAAAAATAAACAACCGGTATTAGTTCATTGTTATGCTGGTATACAAAGATCTTGTGCGTTTGTCGCATGTTATTTGATGAAATATTATAATGTAAACCCAATTACTGCTATTAGCCAAATAAAAATGAAAAGACCGCATGCATTTGATGGCGGTGTTAATTTTCAAGATGCTTTGTATTCATTTTATCATGAAAACAATAAACCAATAAAAAATTGAAATAATTTGTGTCTTTTATATTGAACCAAACAATAAACCAAAGTATGAACCAAAATATGATTGAAACCCAGCGCGAATATATCAACATATTGTTGAAAGAAAAATATTATTTATCAGAAGAAAACAAATTGTTGCAAGAACGAGCTCGGCAAAATGAACTCTTGATTGATACTATGCAAGTGAAATATCTATCTTATTTAGATGATTATGCAAAAAACAGCATTGTATTGACCGAAAAAATCAAATTACTGGAAACTGAAATGGCCAATTTGAAAAAAGAATTGGAAAAAGAAAAAGAGAAAAATCTTCCGATTGGCGTCCGTATTAATGATTTAGACGAAGATGAAGACGATGAATGGGAATGGAAAACACACACCGAAAACAAAGAAAAATATTTGACAGAATTTATATACTTCAACCACGTGGGTCAACAAAAATATACTACAATCGAAACTCAAACCGATGACGATGACCATGGCTATGAATATTATGAATGTACAATCAACGACAACAGTACGATAAACGACAACAGTACGATAAACGACAACAGTACGATAAACGACAACAACAAAACAATATTTCCAGATTTATCATCTATCTTACAATATAGCGACGATGGTTTAGAAGAATATATTGACAAATACGATTCCTATTTGTTTGAACGATTTTGATAAAACGAAAAACAAAACAAAATACAAAAATACAAAAAATATATAAAAACTCTTCTGTATATATTTTTATATTACAATGGAAAATGAAAAATCGTGTATCACTTTTGTAACATCCTATATAAACATATACGAAACACATTATGACAATCGCGATGTTGAATGGAGAACACGACATTTTTCGGATATTATGAAAACTGGTATTCAACTCTATGTTTTTATTAGTCCAGAATACGAAGAGGTCATGACCGAAATTTCCAAAGATTACCCCAACGTGATATTGAAAACCATTGATTTCAAATCCATGGAAACATGCACCGATGCAATGAATTTGCAACCTGGAACGTGGGATTTACCAAGTTATCGTAACGAAGGTAAGGATACAAACGAATATATATTACTAATGAATGCAAAAACCGAATTCTTGAAAAAGGCGATTGATGTCAATCATTGGGGGTCCACTCATTTTTCATGGATAGATTTCAATATTGCCTATATTTTCAAAGAAAAGGAGAAGACGTTGGAATATTTACGTTTGTTAGCCTATCGTCAATATGCCGACAAATGTTTGACGATTCCTGGTTGTTGGGGATTATTACCACCCGATGATGTTGGTCGTGCATTTGATTTCATTCATTGGCGATTTTGTGGCGGGTTTTTCTTGGGAGACCGCGATTCCATTGTCCATTTTTACGATTTGTATAGACAATATTTCCCCGAGTTTTTGAAAGAAAGTCATCGCCTTGTTTGGGAAGTGAATTTCTGGGCATGGTTAGAGGCAAAATGTGATTGGCATCCAACGTGGTTTTTGGCCGGTCACGATGACACCATCATATTCATGTCCGCCGACATTTTCACGAAAAAACTATACGATGTTGCCACATTTGAAGAATATGAATATCCACATATACACGAATATTACCCAACATCAGCATCATATGTATATCATCATGGAAGACATTTACTAAATACACGATATGTAAGCTATTGGTTGATGGATAACGGTGCTTACTATTTTCCAAATCCTGACCGTATTATTAATAATAAAAATTTGATTTCGGAATTGGATGATAATATGCAGCCAATGGCTTTTTATGAAATGACGGAAAATATTGATATGCCATGTTCTGAAACAACATTTTCACGAGGTTTAGAAGATATTCGATTATACAGTATAAATGGTTTAGTCAAATTCATTGCAACAACGGTTAGTTATTCATTGAATGGTCGTAATATGATGATGAATGGTATCTATGATGTTGATACATGTGAATATAGTGATTGTAAGATATTGAAACCACCGGGTGGCGATAGTTGGTGCGAAAAGAATTGGATACCTGTGGTTATTAAAGGCGCTGTTGACGAAGACACTGACGCTGACGAAGAATATTTTATTTATAAATGGTGGCCATTGGAAGTCGGGAAAGTGAACCCAGAGACAAATACACTGGAAATCGTGCATAGTTATCCAATACAATCGCCATTGTTTCACAAAGTCCGCGGGTCCGCACCGTTCGTGGAAACCGACGCGGGGTTATTGGGAATAGTACATTTGAGTGAAGAACATTATCCGCGACATTATTATCATATTATGGTATTATTGGATAAAGAAACATTTAGGCCGATTAAATATTCACGTACATTTTGTTTTAGAACGCTGGGAGTAGAATTTTGTGTAGGAATGCGAATTTTAGGCGAAAAGTATTTATTTTGGATATCGCGACATGATAGAGACCCAATGCTGGTTCGCGTGGATATGGCGGAAATACCGTTGTTGTTTGATTTTATTTGATTTTTATGGATTTTGTTTTTTTGTTTTTTTGTTTTGAAGGGTAAAATTATATAAAATCCTTAATATATAGTATTTTATATAATGCCGGAATGGGATGACAAATGGAATGAATATAGTGATATGTTGTTTGCGGTAGATGGTAGTCAAAATATTCTTGGCACATTTTTTTCAAAAGGTGTTTTTACTGTTAATAGTAATAATACAATAACCAGTAAGAATCATATAATGTGGTTAAATGCAAACGAACAAGGAGACCAATATGATTATAGTAATAGTAATATTGAAAAACTTAAATCAATTAAATTTTTATATAAATATAATATCGATGGAACGAATCATGATGTAAATAACCCAATAGCAATAAATAATGGTATTGAATTGAAATCAAATATGATTAACATGAATCCATCAACATCAAGGTCATCTTCTAGTACAAGTCCTATACAAGGTTCAAATAAAGAACCAGTTGTATTACCAATTAATAAACTGAAAAAAAGAGATGATATATTAAATACTGAAACTATTTTGAGAACTGTATTAGAAAATTTATTAAATAAAGCATTTGGAGGAGGAAAAATAAAAGGAGGAGCTGGTGAAGATGACGAAATTTCAAATAGAGAAAATTTGATTAAATCATTATATATTCCAGTAATCAATAAAATTATTTATAACCCGGTTTTTTATAAATTAACATCTTTAAAAGAAAAACAATTTTTAGGAATGTTTGATAATTCTACTATTTTATATACTGGTCAACAAAACAATAATAAACTTGAAATATTTGAAGATTTTCAAACAATTATAACAGAACTGATTAGTTTTATGTATATAGATATTACTGATTTGAATGTAAGAGTTTCAAATATTAATTTATTAGAAATTTTTAGAAAAGAATATGATATAAAAATGTATGAAAAATATTCAAAGAACTACCATGATTTAATCAACCCAAATGAAGAAAAAGATGAAACAAAAATTATTATATATATATCAGAATTTATCAATTTATTATCAAACTTGTTAGTCCAAAACAAAAACGATAAAAATTTTAAGCTAATTGAAAAAGATTTATATGAAAGAATAACAGACATTATAATTAAACATTGTACAATAATTCCAAATATTAATAAATATTTGGATTATTTCAATAATGAAAAAAATAGTCAATTCCGCGACAAAATAGATGACCTTATCAAAGAAAATAATGATGACAATATTATCACATATCTGAAAATAAGAAATACTGATAAGGAACAATGGAATGAAAGATTCAATTTATCTTTGAATGATACAAATATAAGAATTGATTATTGTGATGATAATTTTCCATATTATGTAAAAGATGGCAATGAATATAAATTAAGTAAAGATATAGAATCCAATGATGAAAAATTCGATGCCAACTCGGATGTCAACATGGCAAACGTGAAAAAATATGACTACAATTATTTATTTGGACAATTCAATAAAATATTCAAACCAGCTATCAAGAATAAAGACATCGCTAATAATATGGATACTATTATTAATAAAATAGAAAATAATAAACCGGTATTCATGATAGGATATGGTGCAAGTGGTGCAGGAAAAACTTCTTCTTTAATTTATTTAAATAAGACATTAGAGGATGGGACCGTATTGAAAGAAGAAGGTATTTTATTGAATTTATGTAACATATTTGCAGGAGAAAAATATAAATATACCAATATTGAATTGCAATGTAAAGAATTTTATCATTCATCCGGACAAAGTAATGACCCTCTTATAAAAACAGTTCCAAAAACAGGTCCAATTGAATTTGTGTATGATAGTGGAAAAGGAAGTTTTTTATTAAAATCACTATACAGCCATTCAAATATTCATCCATACAGACATAAAAATATAGCAGAACCTAAAATAAATGAAAACAATAAAAAAGAAGATAAGACAGAACATAAGACAGGAGATAAGACAGAAGATAAGACAGAAGATAAGACAGAACATAAGACAGGAGATAAGACAGGAGATAAGACAGAAGATAAGACAGAACATAAGACAGGAGATAAGACAGGAGATAAGACAGAAGATAAGACAGAAGATAAGACAGAACATAAGACAGGAGATATAAAAGAAGAAGAAGAAGAAGAAGAAAGTGACAATAACAGTTTTAGTGGAGGAAATCAAAAAGAATTTCCTGCTAAAACACCATTAGGAGAAGTAATTATATACTTGATAGATACTGACCGTTTTGTAAAAGCAACTACGAACAATCCAAATAGTTCTCGTAGTCATACGTTGGTTTTTGTGAAATTGATAAAAAATGAAGGTGAAAAAAAAGAAGAGAGAACTATAATAATTGGTGACTTTGCTGGTGTAGAAAATAAATTTGCATGCAGTGACGATAAAACCATAAAAGCTTTTTTGAATGTAAAACGTGATAATGTTAAAGGTGCTGATGGTAAACCTGTACTATATTACAGCACAGAAGCAATTGAAGGTAATCCTGACCCAATTGATAATAATGATACTATTGTTCAATCATCCACAGAAAATAGTAAGTGTATGGAAGAAAAAGAAGAAATATATGATTTTGATAAACCAGTGGTACGAGATTCTTGGAATTTTAGCAAAGATGTAAAAAATGATTTGAATACTCCTGTAATTGAGAATACTCCTGTAATTGAAGGTAATCCTAGTAAATTGAAATTTTATATAGACGTTATACAAAAATCAGGGTTATCAAAAGAGGTTTTAATTGACAGTTTGACATTTATCAAAGATAATTATACTAGTATAACACATGGTGGAATAGTAAAGAAATTATTAGAAAAAGAAGGATATCTACCAGATGAATCAAAAATAGAAATTTTTGAAAAGGCAAGAAAATATTTTTTAGGAATAATGAAAAAAACAGAAAGTAAGTATTTAAAAAAAACAGAAAATAAAGAAACATATGATAAAGCAAAAAAATATTTAGAAATTTTAAATAATAATGAAAGTTATTTAGAAAAAATAGATCGTGATTTATTAAAATTAGTAGAGTCCGAGTTTACACCTAAAACTAATTTGATTAGCGAAATAACATCATATATTGAAAAAAACAAAATTGAATTGAATCAAACAAATTATTTTGAAAATGGTTTAATAAGAATAAACGGTAAAAAAAATACAATTTATAACCATATATCTACACTATCAGAATCGAACAAAGCATTATTTGATGCATACTCCGGTGTTTTTAATGATAATAAAACCGATGTATCAAGTGGTCATACTACTCCAATTGCAATAAAAATTGATGATGGTGCAGAACAACTTTTAACAATGTATAAGAATACGTTAGACGAATTTTCAACAAGTATTACTAAACCTGTAAATAAAGCCATAAATAGTTCAATCTTTAAACAAGTGTGTTCTTTTGATATTACGAAATTTGTTCCTTTCGTTGAAGCATACAACACATTAAAAGAATATATAAATACTAACCTTATAAACAAATTTTTTACTGTTTTAAAAGGACATAAAGATAGAAAAGACGAATTGAACAAATTTGTAAATAGTTTTACAAATGTCAATTATAGTGGAATAACACAAATTACATTATTCAAAAAAAATAGTGGACCCGAACTAACCATCGTAAACATTAAGGATATAAACGAAAAACTGCAAAAAATGTTAATACCATTTACAAAAGGAATGAGTATAGAATATGAAAATTTAACTAACTTCTCAAAATCATTAAGTGATAAAAATATAACTTCTCAATTATTACAAGATATGATTAGCAAAATTGGTAATGGTAATGGTAATAGTAATGATAATGGATTATTTGAAAAAGTCAAAGAAATTGAAGAAGAAACAAAATGCAGAATAGCCAATGCAAAAGTAATTTGCGAAAACAGAACAAATGAAGGTGTATTTATAAATAAATCATTAGAAGGTGTAAGAAATGTAATAAAAAAAATATTGTTTGAAAAAAATAAAGATTCTATTAACATATCGCCTAATTTTATAAATATTTGTTTGAAAAATTATTGTCCGCAAGGTAGTAATTGTTTCAAATTTGATGGTTTTTCATTTGATGATAACGGAAATGATACAGGTTCAGTTATTTTCAATGAAATTTTTGAATATTTGAAAATTGATAATTATACAATACAAAAAATGTATCAAGAAATTATCGTAAGTATTTTTTGCGTTTTCAATATATCAAGAGAAGCCAATAATCCACCACCAACCCCATATATCGATATAAATAGATTAAAATCATTATTCTATTATCAGAATATTTTGGATGATGGTCCTATACAAAAGTCGGAAGAATCAAAAGATGAAGAATCAAAAGATGAAGAATCAAAAGATGGAGAACAAAAAAATGAAGAACAAAAAAATGAAGAATCAGATAAAAAGAGCATAAAACAAGAGTTTATTATTGAATGTAAAAACGTAATACAAAAAATAGATTCTTTCAAAGATAAAGTATCAGAATTGTATGATATTACTTTTAAACTAAATAAAACAGTAATAAATGAATTTATAAGTGTTGTAACCGCATTTGTAACTCCAAAAGAAAATTTTTTACAAACATACGACAGAAAATATAAAAACGATATTCAAAATTTTATAAACATAATTGATAATAATAATGCAGTATCGGCAATAGGGACTTTGGAGTTTTTAGACCAAATTGCAAAATTCAATACGGTAAAAACGATATGCAGTACAAGCGACAAAAATATTACAAATGATATTTTTACTACTTATGAAAAAAAAATTTCAATGAAACCATTGTATAAAAAATAAATGTTGTGGTATTATAATATTAATTTAAATAATAATGTCTATGTTTACAAAAAACAATGTTGAAAAATTAAAAATTTTATATGATAGAAAGGCAATGTTGGTGAAATTTTCAAATTTTATTTCAGATTTCAAAAAATATGATTTAGAGCAAAGAATCAAGAAAACTGCTTTAAAAGTTTTCGAAAAAAATATAAGCCATCATGCTTTTGCTAGTAAGTTAACCAAAAATTTAGGGTTTCCTACATCTTATAGGCCATATTCAAATAATGATAATATATTAACTAAAATAAGGGTTTTAGTTGAAAATTTTAAAAAATATGATTTAGAAAAAAGAATACCAAAAATGGCAATTGATGCAGTTAAACATGAATTAATACCTGAACAAATAAAAGAAACTGCTGTTCAAGATTTGAAAGCAAAAATACTAGAAGAATCAAACAAAAAAAAAGGAGACATATCCGAAAAAATAAAACAACTGGCAATTGATGCAGTTAAACATGAATTAATACCTGAACAAATAAAAGAAACTGCTATTCAAGGTTTGAAAGCAAAAATACTAGAAGAATCAAACAAAAAAAAAGGAGACATATCCGAAAAAATAAAACAACTGGCAATTGATGCAGTTAAACATGAATTAATACCTGAACAAATAAAAGAAACTGCTATTCAAGGTTTGAAAGTAAAAATACTAAAAGAATCAAAATCAAAACAAAAAAAAGAAATAATTAAATTTTTTATCTCAATACATTTACCATTAATCAAAACAATAATTGCAATCAAAACCGCGGCAATCAATGCGGTGAAAAATAGTACGACTACAAAATCAATTGACGAACAACTTCAAGATTTGCTCGTTGAACTTGAAGATTATAACAAAATCATGAATGATACAACCAAAACCAAAGACGAGCGAAAAAACGCCGAAGAAGAAAGAAAGAAGACACTAGAAGCCTATAAAAAATTAGTAAAGACAATACCAGATAAAGATAAAAAAATTGCTGCACTTGAAATACTATTGGAAAAATCTGAACAATCAAACAATTCGAATAAAGAATCTAATGTTCGATTGCAAACCGAAATAGTGGAATTAAAACAAACCAATTTACAAAACGAATTAAAAAATGTTGCTATAAACAAGGTATTATCATCATTGCCCAAAGTCGCCGAGCCAAAGATTGATGTAAAACCTTTAATCGAAAATGTTGCGATAAACAAAGTGAAAGATGCACTCAATTATGCAGTCATAAATGATTTGAAAACTAAAATTGCAGAAAGTGAAACCAAATTAAAGAGTTCAATTGAGGCAAATGTAAAAAGAGATTTAGAAGAAATCGCGATAAAAACTGTCGAAAGCGCAACGACTGGAAGCGCAAAGACAGCACCAGGAACTAGTACGGGTCCTAATATTGAAAACGATTTGAAAAATGCTGCCATTAATGCACTCTATCGCGCGTTATTAGGCGTACCCAGAGAAACAATAAAACCAATTGATATTACAAAACCACAAGATAAATTTGATATATTAATTACTGACAAAACGTATGACTATAAGGATGGAAAACAAACAGAAAATACCGGATTAACAAAGTACGATATTATTTTAGCAAATTTAGCAAAATAATAGAAAAAAAATATTTAGGGAAAATATTGGATTGGGTTAGAATAAAATGTTGTATTAATATATATTGAAAAGAAGAAGATGGCAGAAACCTTTGATAAAATAGAAGATTTAAAAGTAAAAGTTGAAATTACACCAAAAAACAATAAAGGGACCCTTGAATTTGAGGCAGTAATACTACCAGGGACAAAAGCAAAAGTATTAGCCGCGCTTGCAGAGGTCTCAAAAGATGCAAGCATACTTGATGCTTTAAGTACTACACCTATAACAATGGCAGGCGGTTCATCATCACAATCATCAAGAGGCGGAAAATCAAGAAAAGGTAAAAGATCAAAGGGTGGAAAATCAAAAAAAGCCAGAAAATCCCTACGTAGAAAATAAACACCCAATAAAAAATCAAATCCGTTATGTTTTGATTTTTTATATTTAGACATTTCATCGCGACTACTTCACGGACAATTTAGTAACATTATATATATAATTTAATTATGGCAGCTTTTTCAAAAAAAATAGATGAAGATTTAAATCAAGAAATAAAAGAAATAGAAGAACAATTTTTAAAAGAATTATACAATTTGAAATTAGAAGATTTAGAATATTTAGAAAAAGTAGCAGCATTAAAAGATATAGATGATTCTATTTTAAACATTTTCAAAAAAACAAATAGTATAGTGAATGCAGAAAACAAACACCTAGACGCGATATACAATAAATTAAATACACAGACTTTATCTTCATCAGCATCATCGGTATCATCATCAACATCATCGGTAGCATCATCATCATCACAACCATCTTCACAACCATCTTCACAACCATCTTCACAACCATCATCACCAAGATCATTATTATCATCATCATCATCATCATTATCATCATCAGCCGTATCATCTCGTGCATCAAGCCCTGTTAATATACAAGAAGGTTTGAAAAAAGTTGCAACCGATAAAGTAATAACAAGTGTTGTTGAAAATAATGTCCAAAACACCGCAAAAGATGTTGTAACATCTGAGGTTGTTAAAACCAATATAGAAGGTATTGCGACAAATACTGTGAAAAAATTAGTAGGTGAACCCATTGTACAATCAAATGATTTAGAAGAGCAAATCAAAAATAAAGCAATTGAATTAGTAAAACAATATAGCATTGAATATCAATATGCGGGTGACCCCCCAAGAAAACAAGTGGGTATTCAAAATAGTACAGGTAGTCAATGTTATGCAAATGCTTCAATACAAATGTTATATTCATTACCGTATTATAGAAATTATTATAGTAAAAAAATAGATGCAATTAATTACCCGGATACTACCGAATCGGATATTTCACGATTATTTAAAGTTATTAATCGAACAGAACAAAAAAAATCAGCGGAAGCACCTTCATATAGTTTGAGTGGAAAAACGTGTCCATTGATTATTAAAGAGATGGTAACCAACAAACAAAATAACATTAGACAAGAAGATGCGCCTGAATATATAGGATATATTTTTAAATATATTCATCAAGAACCTATTAAATATACAATAAAAACTCTAAATACATGTTCTAATGGAAAAAACTACTTTTTAGATAAGAATATAAAAGGTGAAGATAAAAATGAAAATATTATTACATTACAAATAAATGGCAATAATATTGAAAATTGTATGGATGTATATGTAAATGAAAAAATACCATATGATGAATCACATACAACTGCAATAAAAAAATTAATAATAGAAAATTTGGATAAAACAATAAGAATATTACAAAAACAAATACCCGTAAATGTAAATTCAAATAAACAGGATATTACAATGATACAAAATGTAAATTTTATAGCTAATGGAACTATTTCCAAAAATTTGATTACCGAAGAAGCATCCTTAAAAAAAACCATATTTGAATCATTGAAAGAATCTGATAACACAATAAATATTGCTAAATTTAACAAATATATAACTTATAACAAATACAGTTACTATTACACAATATCGAATGGTAATAACTATAAAGAAAATAACTATATAGAAGGTTGTGCTAATTATAATTTAGATCAACAATTTAATAGTGTTGATGAGTTTAAAAAATTTTTGAATAATACCGATTATTTAGTAGGTTCGACTGGTAAAAAAATTGTCATTAACATTCCGCCAGAAAATAGATATTTATTTATTCATTTAAAAAGGTTTAATGATTTTCTTGAAAAAATCAATACTGATGTGGAACCAAATAAAACCCTAATAATAGGTGGTGTAAAATACACATTATCTGGCGTAATAGTTCATATAGGAATAACACTTGATGGAGGCCATTACATTTTCATTCAATGTGATAAAGACGGAGCTTTTACTACAATATATGATGATGCGAGTGTTAGCCAGTTCGATGAATTTCAACAATACAATACAGATTTCATAAAAAAAAATGGATATGTATTTACCTACACAAGATATCCAGTTGACCAACCCACGTAGACAAAAAAATATTACTAAAAATATTCACGGAATCCAAAAAACGAATAGATGAATTTAATAAATACAACATCTAATCCTCCATAAATTCGCCAATTCGGCCTATCCAAACATTGCCCATGTCATTTTCATAAGTGACATCTTCATTCGTATTCAAATACAAGACGCTGTCTACTTTCGAACTTCGTAACAGCCATCTGTCGTGATATTTTTTGCATTTTTCTAAATATTCCAGAGGAATGACGGCTTCGCCGCTGCGACCCCGTTTGCCAATGCGTCTTGCACATACTTCTGCGTCGGAGTCAATATAAATATACCCTGACACTGGATACGCGCCCGAATATTCGTCATATATTTTTTTATAAATTTGGTAGCAAACGTCTTCGATGACCCCGTCGTCATATAACATCTTGGCGAAAATTTGGCAATCGGCATCCAGCGACCTTTCGCAAATAATGATACGGCATTCGGGATTTTCGCGAACAGCCTTTGCAATCGCCGAATAACGAGTAATGTAGGCCATTACTTGGAATGGAAATGCATATTTCGCGGAATCCGCATAGAATTTTTGTAAGATATTTTCACCGTATGCATCGCGGACTTCTTCCCAGACATCGACTGGTTCTTTTATGAAAACGACGGTTTCATCGCCGGCATATTTTTCTTCTAATTTTGATAAGATTGTAGTCTTACCTGTACCGATATTTCCTTCAATACTGATAATTTTAGGCATTTTGGTTTGGTTCATTTTGTTCATTTTATTAAATATCTATTTAATAAAATATGGTTTAGTTGTTTTGATTTCAATTTTTTGCTTGTTTGAATGGGGAAGTTTATATATTTATATATTATATAATTGTATTTTTCTATGGCATCTTTTCTTGGTCCTGGTCTTGGTGATGAACCTGATAATCCTTATGTTGCATATAATCGAGAATATTCAGGAGATACAGATTACAATATAATAGAAGACGAATTATGTGGAATTGCACAAATGGACGCCTGGCACGATCATCATAATATTCCAGGATTAAAAGCTCATGCTATTAAAGATGGTGTAAATAAGTACACAACTAAACCATGCGATAAACCAGCAAACGATGAAGACGATTTTTTGTTTCAAAAAATAACAAAAAATAAACAATATAACAAATATTGTAGAGTACCATCTGATATTGTATTTGAGGTAAGGGGTAATATTTTGAAAAATGTACAAATAGGTGGAACCGATGTAGATTCAGTATATGAATTCATGAGCGATAATATATTACAAGAAATATTTACACCAATGGTATTATTTAGATATAATGTATTGTATTGTGATACAAAAGTTGATACTGGTTATTCAAAAATACAAGCAGCTTTGAATTCACAAGGTATATTTGATGACTATTTTTTAATAAAAGATACTGCTAAAAGTAATTATCCAGATGATTTAAAAAAAACAGGTAATGTTATTGTAGGAGACTCCTTAAACAATCCAAATCAAAAAGTGACTTCTTTACTAACCGCACAGGGTATATATGACCCCGGCCCGACGACAACTCCATACACACCATCCGGCGCTGAATATGGATTCAAAGACGCCAATACTAAATCTAAATTTGGGATAATAGATTTTGGTAATTCAATCGAAAGTATTACAGAATATCCAAGATGGGTACGTGATGAACCATACAAAAAATATCACAAATTTGAAAGTTTATTGTATTCAAAATATAATAATATAATGGTTGGTAGTACAGATGGTGCTGAAACGAATGTTAAAAAATATATAACTGAAACAAATTCAACATTTTATATAAATGACAATAACAACGTGTTTTATGTTAATAAAACAAATTCAGATAAAGCAACAGAGTTAGCAGAATTAGTTTTAACTGAAAAACTCGAAAAAATAGGTTCACATAGGTTTCCGCCTGGAACACAATTTCCATTTCCAGAGGCTACACATATTATTACTCAAAGTGGCGGGAAAAAATTTTTTTCAAAAAAAGTGGGAGATAATTCACAATTGAATAAAACATTATGCCCAAAAATTTATTATAAAGAATTAAATGTTGAAGAAGGTCGTGAGATATTAGAAAATAAAGTGACAAACGGTATACATGGATTCGTATCATTCGACCGTGTAGCAATTGTCACTTCGTTATTTCATGGTTCCCCAATTGTTATATTTAGTACTACTAATGGATTTGTTATTTTTATAAGTAAAAATTTGATAAATAAAATATCAAGTCCTGCAACAATATACGAAAAAACTTATAAAGAATTTGAAACAAAAAAACAAAAAATAACCCAAATGTATAATGAGCATCAAACTTTCTATGCCTTAATTTCTAGATTAAATACATTAGAAAGTACATTAAATACTAATAAAGCTTCATTAATTGGATTTTTGAATAGTGTAAATATCAGCTTTACTGAAAAAGTAAATGCTATTCATGCAGTAGCAAGAGGACGTTCTAGTGTAAAATCTGATAGCTATGATAGAGAGTATAAACTATGGTTGTCAAAATTATATATTTATAATCAACTTGGTAATGCTTTTGGAAATTTGAAAAAAAATGATGTTCTAAGTGGTAATAGTTTGGAACAGTTATTTAATGATGCAATTGCAATAGATACTATATCTGATTATGCAAATATAAAAGTAGATTACGATGATTATAATTCACGTAAAACTGGTGATGTTCCCGCTAACGATAATGATATAATTATTAATATAAAGACAATCAATGAAAAAATCATAATATTGGATGATAATATTAAAAAATTTACTATTTTGAACAATTATTTGGATGAAATCAAATTAATTAATAATATATATATTACAGAAATTACCAAATATAAATTTGAAACTATATTAGCCTTGAATACAAACGTTAATGATGAAAAAATAATAAATAAATATTTAAAAGAACAAAATCCTCAAATAGCCGATAGTATATCAGGTGCCAATATATCAGCAGGTTTTCAAAATCCATCATGCGCTTCAAGTTTATTTAGTTTTTTTGGTTCAAGTAAAATGCCACATTTTGGTCCAATTCATGAAATATGTAAATATTATCAATATATACCAAATACTATTATTGATTCTTATAAAAATTTTTTAGAAAAAATTAAGAGTATTAGTAATGTATCATTATATGAAAAACAATTAACCTATTTAAGAGATAAAATAACAAAGGATGGTGGTGATAGTAATGATAGTGACGAACATATATTAAATCTATCGGATGAAACTAGAACAAATATAAGTCGTTGTTATAATGCTGCATTAGCTATTCAATCAGGAGGAGAAAAACCAAGAAAAAAAATTAAAATAGAAGATTTTAATTTGCAGGAATATCTTGAATTTAATTCTTTTGTTTGTATTTTACAATTTTATTCGTATATTATACAATATTATTCACGATATAATTTTAATATTCAAATAATTAACGATATTATAACACATGGGTTATCCAGTAGCATTATTAAACAAGAAAATGGAAATATAATTGGATGTAATGAGATAATTAATAATGAAATTTTAAAAAAATTAAGTATTGAAACATTCACAATAAGTATTGAAACATTCACAAAGTTACAACAAGATTTACATAGAATAACAAATTTATATGTAAATAATACATTCAATGAAATAACAAGTTATAATTTATTTGTGAATAATATTGTCGGATTATTCAATATTAAATTATTCAAGCTTATAATACTAACATTAATTAAGAATAATGTTTATACTAAAGATGTTATTAATAAAAGAAATCGTGTTCATGATGATGATCATGATATAAAACTAACATCTTTTGCAAAGGAAGAAATTCAGATTCAAATTGATGAAATGGTAAACTACATTAATAGAAATAAACAAAATGCATATAAAAATTATTATAGTTTTATTTCTTTCAAAACTAACATAATTGATGTTATAGAGAATCAACCTGAAAAAACTCAACTAATTAAACAAATTGAAGTATTATATGAAATAACTAATACAAGGGATTCAAAAATTAACGGTTTGATAAATGAGTTAAATACCATACCAGCAAATGAAATTACAACGGCTAGAAATCCTAGCACTATATCAGAAGATATATCAAAAGATATATCAGAACATATAAAAAACAGTATTAATAATATAAATAATACCATCACTATATCACGCCATATAATAGACATTATTGATAATATAAATAATACCAGCACTATATCAAATCGTATAATAAACATTGTTAATGATATAAATAATACCAGCGATATAGATGATATTTTTATAGATTATTTCGATAAATACATAAATAGTGACCAATTAATGCAACGACCGGGTCAACAACGGTCTGTAATACAACACATAGCCCCCCTAAGTGTATTTTCAAAAAATTTGGGAAAACGAACACTCCAAACATCAGTTATAGTTGGAGGTAATTCAAAAAAAAACAGAAGAACAAAAAAGAAAACATCCAAATCTAATAAAAAAAATACTCGTAAATCCCATCCTAAAAAAACAAATAAGAGAACAAAACGAAAGTCTTCAAAATAAAATCTAAAAACGAAAAATCCTATGTCAACAACAAACTGTTTGAAAAAGTCTTCAAAACACGGTATTTTAACATGTCCGGTTCTCGACCATTCGTTGGAAATTCTTTATTTCCATAAATATCTTGTAACAATAGCCATTCGAAGAGCCCCCCGGGATAAATATAAATATTACTGAATCCTAATCCACGTAATTGATTGTATTTAATATCTACGCTAGAATCCGACGTATTTTTACCATAAATCAAGAAAGTTCTCGAATTGAACTCAAATTTATCCAATAAATCATTCACCATCTTTTCTTCCAAATCGAATTGTACCGTATTTTTAATAAGACAGGATTGTTCATTTATTCCCAATGTATTAATCAGTATATATTTATCGGGATTCTGTATTGCAAATTTAATATCTTCAAATCCGATTTTTATTGCGACATTCGGTGTAAACCAATTTTTGAACATTATCTACTATGAATATACCTAAATATTTATGCCATTTTACGCGAAAATGTGTAGAATGTTCTCCATTTTCTTTGAAAAAAACTGGTAAACTGACAAAAAATAGAAAATTGAATATATTTATTGTAAAAATAATAAATATATCATAAACTAATACAACAATGGATCTAACCCAAAGCAAATTATCGAGAACCGAATGGAACAGTATTGAAGTTCCGGTTTCACAAAGTGAAAAAGAAATATTGAAATTGATTGATGACGGATTCAATAATGTCAATATCAAATACAACAGCAATCAGTCATTGCTATCCATCATCAAAATCGATAAAAATGAAGAAATTGAGGCCTTTCTTTATACCAAATATTTCGAAGAAAAATTCAAAAAAATAAAAACACAATATGAATCATCAAACCGCGGCG